AGTTACAATACATATTTATCCAACACCAGATTCAACAAATGCATCTAAAGATATGCATTTCTTTTTTATAAAAAGAATACAAGATGTTGGAGATTATACAAATGCAACAGATGTGCCATTTAGATTTGTGCCTTGTATGGTATCTGGACTTGCATATTATCTAGCACAAAAATATCAACCACAGCTTTTACAAGCAACAAAACTAGCTTACGAGGATGAGTTTGCAAGAGCATTAGCAGAGGATGGGTCAGCTTCAAGCACACATATTACGCCTAAAGCATATTACCCAGGAACATAATGGCAAAGTACGCAACAGGTAAATACGCAAGAGCAATATCAGACAGATCTGGTATGGAGTTTCCATATAAAGAAATGGTTAGAGAATGGAATGGATCGTTTGTGCATGTATCTGAATTTGAACCAAAGCAACCACAATTAGAACCAAAACCTATGAATGGTGATTCTATATCTTTACGTAATGTTAGACCAGATAGAACAGAAACAGCTGTCCCTAAATTATTACCATTAAATGCATTTACAACAACAAATGGTTCTACAACAATTAGTGTTAATGAACCAGATCATGGTCGATCAAATGGCGACACTGTTTGTTTTAGAGATGCGACTGTCGTTGGTGGTGTTGCTGCAGCAACAATAAATGATGCAGCAGGATACACAATTACTAAAGTAGATGCAGATAATTATACCTTTGCAACAGGCACAACATCTAGTATAACTGAAACAGGAGGAGGCGGCTCTGCATCTGCAGGACCTGTAACGGTAACACCATGATTAAAAAAATTAAAAATTTTATTTGTAAACTATTTGGTATTAAACAATGTGAATGTCCAGAGGATGAGCACATAGAATTATACACAAAAGTTCCAGAACCAGAAATTCCTATATATACGGATGCTGATGGTAAAGCGATAAAATGTGGAACACATAATAGGTATAAAAAAAGTTGTCCTATTTGTAGAGAAGTGGCAGGAATAGCATAATGGCTGGATTAAGTGCATCAGGATTAAAAACACAAATTAGAAATTACACTGAAACTGATTCAAATGTTTTAACAGATGCTGTTTTAGAGAATATAATTTTAAATGCACAATACAGAATATTTAGAGATGTGCCTATTGATGCAGATAGAAAGCAACAAACAGGATCTTTTGTGGCAGGACAAGATCAAGTAAACGCTCCTGCAGGATGTTTATTTGTAAGAAGCATACAAGTTTATGACTCTACAACTGCTGTAACAGGTGCAAATGATTATTTAGAAAAAAAAGATTATACATATTTACAACAATATGTTCCGTCTACAGAATCTGCAAAAAGAGGTAAACCTAAATATTATGCTATGTATGGTGGAGGAACAGGAGAATCTGATACTACATCAGGTCGTATAGCTTTAGCACCCACTCCAGATCAAGCTTATAAGTTTAGAATACATTTTAATATAATGCCTGTTCTTTTAGAAAATAATGATACCAATTATATCAGTCTTAATTTTCCAAATGGGCTTTTATATTGTTGTTTATCAGAGGCATATGGTTTCTTAAAAGGCCCGATAGACATGTTGACACTATACGAAAATAAGTATAAACAAGAGGTACAGAAGTTTGCTAACGAGCAAGTTGGTAGAAGACGAAGAGACGACTATACAGATGGCGCAGTTAGAATACCAATTAACTCAGCAAACCCGTAGGAGATAAATTATGGCAATAACATCAGCAGTATGTACAAGTTTTAAAGTAGAACTTTTAAAAGGAGTTCATAATTTTACAGCAACAACAGGCAATACTTTTAAAATTGCATTATTTACAAGTTCCGCGTCTTTAGGAGCTTCCACAACAGCATATTCAACTTCAAATGAAATTACAAATTCATCAGGAACTGCATACACTGCGGGTGGAGCAACACTTACTAGTGTAACTCCTGTAGCCTCAAGCACAACAGCAGTTTGTGATTTTAATGATGTTAGTTATACTGACGCTACATTTACAGCAAACGGATGCATGATATACAATGATTCAGCTTCAGGTGATCCTGCGTGTGTGGTTGTAGCATTTGGTGGCGATAAAACTGTAACATCAGGAACTTTTACAATTCAATTCCCTACAGCAGATTCAACTAACGCAATCATACGATTAGCCTAAAGGAGTAACGACGTATGTCCGTTACTAGAACCTACACGGTAACGGTGGCTGCCACCGACTCTGGCAATAAATATGTTATTGATGGTGTCCAACAAGATACTTTATATTTAGCCGAAACTGGAACGTATCGTTTCGATCAATCTGATTCTTCTAACTCTGGACATCCTTTAAGATTTTCTACAACAAGCGGAGGGGGACATTCTGGAGGTAGTGAATATACCACCGGCGTAACTACTAATGGAACTCCAGGATCATCTGGAGCTTATACACAAATAGAGGTCGCTGTTGATGCACCAACTTTATATTATTATTGCACAGTTCACTCTGGAATGGGTGGAACAGCTAATACTCCAGCTGCTAATACTTGGGGAGCGTTAAATTGGAACGATAATAGATGGGGTGCTGAATCAGCAATAATATTAGGTTGGGGTGGATCAAGTTGGAATGATGGTGAATGGAATGATTTAGGAGATAGAACCGTTACCTTAACTGGTCAAGCAGCGACTGTATCACTTGGAGAATTAGAAGTTTTCCCTGAACAAGGTTGGGGTAGAGATACTTGGAATTTTGAAGCTTGGGGTATATCAGGATTAACAGTTGAATTAACAGCTCCTGATGCAATGACATCAAATGTGGGCGCTAGTGGTTGGGGAAATGCATCTTGGGGAGATAATGGTTGGGGTATATTTACATTAAGCCCAGCAGATGTTATGGGACTAACTGGAGTTTCATCTACATCAGCAGTTGGATCTGTTTCACATGTAATTGATGCAACGTTTACACCAACAGGAGTTTCTGCAACTTTATCTGTTGGATCTATAGATCCAACACAAGAGGTTGTAGGTTTAACTGGTCAAGCGGTAACTCCAGCTGTTGGTTCTTTATCTCCTGCTGATGTAATGGGATTAACAGGAGTTTCTGCAACTTCAAATGTTGGTAGTATTAGTATTGGATCAAGTCCTGTAGTAAATTTAACAGGTCAACAAGCAACTGTATCAGTTGGATCAATAGATCCTTTAGCTATTGTTCAAGGTTTGACGGGTCAATCATTTAGTGCTAGTGTAGGATCAGTTACTGTTGCTGATTTAGTTTTAGGTATATCAGGTCAATCTGCAACTGCTTCTGTAGCTGCGTTTGGAACTGCAACAGGGTTTGGAATACAAGCATATTCAGACGTTGACACAGGTTCAAATATTTCGTATTCTGATGTTGCAACAGGATCAAATATAACATATAGTGACGTCGCATAGGAGATAAAATTTATGGCATCAACATATACACCTCTAGGAGTAGAACTTCAAGCAACTGGTGAAAACGCTGGTACGTGGGGAACAAAAACTAACACTAATTTACAGATTATAGAACAAATATCTGGTGGATTTACCACTCAAGCAGTATCTGACTCAGGAGACACAGATTTATCTGTTTCAGATGGATCAACTGGTGCAACTCTTTCACATAGAATTATAGAATTTACAGGTTCTTTAACAGGAGCAAGAAACGTAACAATACCAATTGATGTACAACAATTTTATGTTTTAAAAAATTCAACAAGTGGATCACAAAACGTAGTATTTAAATATGTAACAGGTTCAGGAGACAGTGTAACTGTTGCCCCTGGTGCAGTAAAATTAGTTTACGCTACAGCTAATGATGGCACTAATCCAGATATTGATGATGCTGGATTTATAACTGCATCTTCAACAGATACTTTAACAAACAAAACTTTAACAGCTCCAAAAATTGCAGATGCAGGTTTTATTGCAGATGCGAATGGAAATGAACAAGTAATATTTCAAACAACTACTTCAGCAGTAAATGAATTAGAAATAACTAATGCTGCAACAGGAAACCCACCAATCATAGGTGCGAGTGGAGAAAGTAACGTTGATGTTCATATCAAACCAAAAGGCACTGGAGAAACTAGAATTGGAACTGGAGCAGCGGCAGCAACACTTACAACAAGTGGTGCCCACGATTTAGTATTAGATACAAACTCAGGAACTAACTCTGGTACAATCACAATAACTGATGGTGCAGATGGTAATATTAATATAGCACCAAACGGAAATGGTGTCGCTCAAGTTGGTGGATCTGCAATAAAAGTTGCAGGGAAAGAAACTATTTGGGTTCCTGCCTCTGCTATGTATGGTGCTACAACTAATGGTGCTGATGCACAGCAAGTTGAAACAACAGCTACAAGACCTGATATGAAAGTATTAGACTTTGATGCAGGGACAGATGAATTTGCACAATTTTCAATAGCGATGCCTAAATCATGGAATGAAGGAACAATAACTTATCAAGTATATTGGACACCTGGTTCAACTAATACAGGGGACTGTATTTTTGGATTACAAGCGGTAGCTTGTGCCGACAATGATACGATAGATGTTGCATATGGAACTGCTGTAAATGTTACAGATGCTGGTATAGGAACAGTTGAAGACCAACAAATCTCAGCTGAAAGTGGCGATGTTACAGTTGCAGGATCACCAGCAGCTGGTGAATTAACTTATTTTCAATTATTTAGAGATGCAAACGCTGGTGGAGATACTTTTTCAGCCGATGCAAGAGTGCTCGGAGTTAAAATATTCTTCACTACAGATGCTGCTAACGACGCATAAGGAGTTTAGAATATGAGAAAAATACCGGGAGAAAATTTAATCACAGAAGGTAAAAGCAATAAAAACAAAACATCATCCAAAGGAAAAACGATGTTTGGTTATAATGTCTTAGGCTTTGGTGCTGGAGGCTCTGCTTTTGCTGCTTTTGACGCTGACTATTTAATTGTAGCTGGCGGAGGACCAGGTGGCTGTTCACCAAATGGTGGAGGCGGAGCTGGAGGCCATAGAAGTTCTTTTCCAGGTGGAACAAAAATTTCATTAGATGCAGCAGTCATTCCAATTACTGTTGGAGCTGGAGGACCAGCTGGTTCTGGGGCAAGTGGAACAGGTATTTCTAGAGGTGGGGATACAACAATAGGTTTAGCTGCTGGTAATTTTTCTTCTAGTGCAGGAGGAGCTGGTCAAAGTACTTCTACCCTAGGCCCTGGTGGATCTGGTGGTGGCGGTGGTCATCAAAGTAGCACTGGCGGAACTGGAAATGTAGGTGGTTATAGTCCACCTGAAGGAAATAACGGTGGAGCATCTGGCGGTGGAAATTATGGCGGATCTGGCGGTGGCGGAATTGGCGCTGTCGGTAATAACGCGAGTCCAGGAGCTGCTAGCAGTGGTGGCAATGGAGGTAACGGATCAGCAAATTCAATAACAGGTTCTTCAGTAACACGAGCTGGAGGAGGCGGCGGTGCGGCCTGGAATACGGGAGGATCTGGCGGAACCGGTGGAACTGGCGGCGGCGGAAATGGAACTAAAGGACCAAATGCACCAAAAGGCGGAGCAGGCACTGACGGACTTGGCGGTGGCGGAGGTGGATCCGGATATGGACCTAGCGGTGGTCAAGAAGGCGGTAACGGAGGATCTGGTGTTGTAATTATAAGAATCGCAGCGGCAGATGCACCTGGAGCTTTAGCCGTAGCACCTGGAACTAATTCAATAGCCACTGACGGTGGAGATAAAGTTTGCACATTTACTGTAGATGGGACATTAACATTAGCGTAAGATTATGAAATTTTTTTGTAAATTAAAACCCTCAACAAAAGAAGTATTACAAGTTAGAGTTATTGGTGATGATGTAGCTGGAGAAGATATGTCAGCACAAGGTGAACAACATTGTGCTAATACTTATGGTGGAGAATGGAAACAATGCTCTAAAGATGGTTCTTTTAGAAAATGGTATCCTGGAATAGGTTGGTTTTATAGAGAGGATTTAGATGCATTTGTTGCAGCGCAACCCTATCCGAGTTGGACATTAAATACTACAACATGTGTGTGGGATCCACCTACACCAAAACCTTTTGATCCTGATAATACCATTGACTATACTTGGAATGAAGACACTCAAAGCTGGGATCAAATAACCTAAAATTGACACATAAAAAATATTAATATATAAGGTATCTATAAAAGATATAGATACAATGAATTTTATTAAACATGCGTATTATGCTTATTCTAAAGCACTACCTAAAAAAATATGTGAAGAAATAATCAAAGAGGGTGAGTCTAAAAATTTAAAATTATCCTCAACATTTAAAGAAGCATCAAAAAAAAACAGAAAAGATTATAGGTCTATAAGTAGTCTTAAAATAAGAAATTCTAAAAATAATTGGCTGTATCCTTTTTGGATATATAAAGAATTAAAACCGTACATAGAAGCCTCTAACAAATTAGGTGGATGGAATTTTGACTATAGTATTATTGAAAATTTTCAATTTACTAGATATGAGGGAGATCAAAAACAACATTATACTTGGCATTCAGATAATGCACTTCCAGATGAAAATAACCAACAGGTTAGAAAATTATCAACCATAGTGATGTTAAGTGATCCTAAAAAATTTAAAGGTGGAGATTTAGAATTTTATGAATATAGTCCACCTAAAAGTAAAAATAAAATATTAAAAACAAATCATTTAAAACACCAAGGAACAATTATAACTTTTCCATCTTTTGTGATACACAGAGTTCTTCCAGTAACAAAAGGTATAAGACATAGTTTAGTTGTTTGGCATAAAGGTCCACCATTAAAATAGGAAAAATATGAAAACATATAAAATAGTACGTAATGCAATACAAAAAGATATCTGTAAATTTTTAGAAACTTATTTTTTAGAAAAAGAAAAAGTAGCTAAACTGTATCTTACAACAGAATTCATATCTAGATTTAATAAAGAATATGGAGGATTTAATGATCCTCAAGCACCAGGGGCATATTCTCTTTATGGTTCTACAGCTGGAGATATAATCTTAAAACAATTAAAACCAAAAGTTGAGAAGATTACAAAAACTAAACTTTATGAAACATATTCATATATGAGAACTTATAACCAAGGAAATGAATTAAAAAAACATAAGGATAGATCTTCTTGTAAAATTTCTACCACTATAAATTTAGGAGGAGAAACATGGCCTATTTTTATTCAAACAGATCCAAACCAAGGATCAAAAAATATAAGAAATAAAGATGAGATAATTGAAAATTATATACCTGGAACTAAAAAAGGCACTAAAATTATTTTAAAACAAGGAGACATGTTAGTCTACAAAGGGTTTGATTTAGAACACTGGAGAGAGCCATTAAAAAAAGGTAGATGCTCTCAATTGTTTTTACATTATATTGATGTCAAAGATCCTGATGCAGAAAACAAAAAATACGATGGCAGACACATGTTAGGTATAGATGTTTTAATTAAGAAAAAAAACAAATGATTAGTTATAGATATTATTATTGGGGTCCATTACTTTTTAGGACACATATTGAAAAAAATAATTTTAATAAAATTAAAAAATTATGTAAGAAAGATTTAAAAAAATCTCATGTAAAAAATTTAGCAGGTGATATTAAACATGAATACACTGTAGATATAAATAGTTTAAATAAAATTCTTACACCTTATATGGAAACGTTTAGACATGCATACAAACAATGGTATGGTGAAACACTACCTGAAATAGAAGTTTCTGCTGCGTGGGTTAATTATATGCAACCTGGAGATTATAATCCAATTCACATTCACAAAAATTGTGAATTTTCAGGTGTAATATATATTGACATTCCAAAAAAATTACAAAAAGAAATAAGTGAATATAAAGGAACTATTGAAGGACCTGGAACAATTGTATTTTTGTATGGAGAAGATGCTACACATTGTCAAACAATGAAAACTTTTGTGCCAGTAACGGGAGACTTTTACATGTTT